CGTAGAGAAGGTAGATGACTACCTTGACTACGTAGTCGAAGAATGGATGACAGAGAACGCTGTAGCCGTTGAACAAGGCATCAAGACTCAAATTGCCGAGAACTTCATCAGTGGTCTAAAGAACCTCTTTGAGAACCACTACATTGACGTTCCCAACGAGAAGTACAATGTTCTTGATGAACTTTACGCTCAAAACCGTGAGTTGGAAAACAAACTCAACGAGTCCGTAAATGTCAGTATCGAACTCAAGAAGCAAATTGAATTGACTGAATGCGCTGGAATCTTTGTCGCTGAGACAAGAGACCTCGCAGACACTCAAATTGCCAAGCTTCAAAATTTGATGGAAAGCGTTTCTTTCGGTTCAGTTGATGAATATCGTGAGAAACTAACAGCCATCAAGGACAATTATCTAAACACCGCAACTCGCGCTCCTGCTCGTTCCGTTGAGCCAGAGCAAACATTTGCACCAGTCAAAACTGCCCCGACTACCCTCGTAGAAGGTTACGTCGGTGCGTTGGGTAGACTAAACAAAAAGGTCTAAATTTCACTATTACTAAATATTTACACTCACAGGAGAAAACACTAAAATGCAATTCGCAGAAAATACACCATATGACGTTTTAACAGAAAAATGGGAACCAGTGCTCGGCCACGATGCACTCCCCAAGATTCAAGATGACTATCGCAAGAAAGTCACTGCCGTCCTTCTAGAAAACCAAGAGCAAGCTCTTCGTTCACAACACTTGACCGAAGACATGAGCTCCAACAACTTGGGCATGCCTCAATCATTTACCAACACACCAAATGTTGCTGGTTATGATCCCGTGCTCATCTCGTTGGTTCGTCGTGCTATGCCAAACTTGATGGCCTATGACATCTGCGGCGTTCAGCCAATGACCGCTCCAACTGGCCTCATCTTTGCAATGCGCGCTCAATATCAACTCCAAGGCAATAAGGCTGCTGCTTATTCTGGAGCAAACGAAGCAATGTTCCAAGAACCACAAGCAGAATTCGGTGGTTCAGGTTGGACTCTATCCGCTCAATTCCAAGCTGGCCGTGGTTTGTCTGCTGGTTTGATCAGCGGAACAAGTTTCGGTGCCGTATATCGTACAAGCGCAGGCGTCAATGCACTACGCGGTATTCTCACCAGCCAAGGCGAACAAATCGGCAAGACCGGACTCGCTGCATATGCTGGTGCCGAATACGCCAATTGGAACCAAATGGCTTTCTCAATTGACCGCGTTGCTGTCCAAGCTAAGACTCGCGCTCTAAGCAGCAACTACACCGTCGAATTGGCACAAGACCTCAAGGCTGTTCACGGTCTAGACGCTGAAGCCGAACTCGCCAACCTTCTCAGCACCGAAATTCTCGCTGAGATCAACCGCGAAGTGGTTCGCAGCATCTACTTTGTTGCCAGAGCTGGTTCACAACAACCCGATCTCTCCGTTGGTGGTGAATACGATCTTGACGTTGACTCAGACGGTCGTTGGTCTGCTGAACGCTTCCGTGGCCTCAGCTTCCAAATCGAACGTGAGTGCAACACCATCGCCAAGGAAACCCGTCGTGGTAAGGGTAACTTCATCATCTGTGACAGCGATACCGCTGCTGCTCTAGCCATGTCTGGCTTCATGAGCCTCAGCCCCGCAATCGCTCCTCAGATTAACGCTGATGATACCCAAAACACCTTTGCTGGTATCCTCTCCGGTAAGATCCGTGTTTACATCGACCCATATAGCCCAGTTGGACTAAACTTCTTCGTTGCTGGTTATAAGGGTGAGTCTCCATACGATGCTGGTCTCTTCTACTGCCCCTACGTACCGCTACAAATGGTCCGTGCAGTAGATCCCAATACTTTCCAACCACGCATTGCCTTCAAGACTCGTTACGGCGTAGTAGCTAATCCGTTCGTCCTCAACAGCAGTGGTCAACCAGATGGTGAAACATTGACTTCAGGATTGAACCAATACTACCGTATTACCTCGGTCAAGAACCTACACGGCAATACTCTCTGATTGGTAAGTTAATCTAACCTTCGAAAACCTCCCGAGAAATCGGGAGGTTTTTGTTTTACCATAAATATTTCTATGAGTCTTTGTTCATCAAACATCAATCCACTCTACAACAGTTATTTCCGTCTGATCTTTGGTCGTGGAACCAAACAGATGGAACTCATGTGTCAGCGTGCAAATTTGCCGGGAATATCAATTCCTGATCAAAATCAGCCAACGGTTCTTGGTGTGACTATTCCGGTACCAACCATGAGTGCAAACTTTGAACTATTGAATGTTGAATTTATTGTTGATTCAGATCTTACGAATTGGAAAAATTTGTATTCTTGGATTCGAAACATTACAAATATTACAAACGATGTTGACCATAATCTTCTATACCAAGATTGGCATCACTCAGCAAATCTTTATTTGTTTGATCCTTCAAACAATTGCGAAGTTTTGCAAACAACTTTTCATTACATCATTCCAGTAAAATTAAATGGTTTGGTATTTCAGGCGGATAGTAGTGATGCAATCATACAAAAAGCCACATGCAGTTTCAAATATTCATATTATGACATGTGGATAGATGGTCAAGACGCAGTCCCATCTGATGTAAGTGACGAAAATTAAAGATAGTCGTTAGGGTTGTCTGACCAACTTTCCGGATCCTCTGGTGGACTCTCCGGTTTATAAGGCATCGTATTAGTCTCTGGTTTCGTTTTACGGCGTTTCTTTCGCTTGGGTGGCTTCGGAGGCGTTTCCTCCTCCTCGGGGCTTATAAACGATTCTACGTCGGCTTCTTCTTCTTCTCCATCATCTCCCAAATCTACTCCAGCAGCCTCAAAATTTTCCATTAAATCATTAATAAACCCGACAAAATCTTCATTGTTGAAAAGATCATTTAAAAGTTCCAAACCTTGTTGATTTCCAGTACCGTAAACATTGTTTGGTGCGATTGCTGATTTTGGATTGTCTTGAATTAACACCAAATATGCTTCATACATCGCAGTAAGTTCATCTGTTGGAGTTCCCATGTAGATTATGGAGTTACGAGGAACCAAGATTTCAAATCCTTTGATGTTGTAAAGATAATTTACAAGTTTGACGAATTCCATGACATCACCTTCAGGAGTCTTGGTTGCATAATTCTCCATGAGGGCTGGCATTCGTATGCTAATTTCATATTGGGACACATCCTTGACCAAACCAATCAATTCCTCTCCCGTCAACAACCTCACAACTCTAAGTGTGCCCGAGATAGGATTCTCAGGAAGTGAATCGGACATAAACATGTCCTCCCTTCCTTACTATTTATTTTTTCCAAGGTCTGTGAACGACATTGAATGAACGGTGTAATCAAACTTTTCTTTCTTGTAAATCTTCACACGTTCTTCAAAATGTCTAAAGATATGATTCTTGTGTGACTTCCAGCAAAGATCGTCAACAATGTCATATACTTTGAGTGTCTTTTTCTTTTCTGACACTCTTAGACCACGGCCAATGCTTTGGAGTAATCTTATAATCGATTTAGTAGGTGAAGCAAAAATAATATTGTCAAGATTGACAATGTTGATGCCAGTGCTAGTCGTGCCAAAACTGGCCACCAGAATGGCATTTGATTCTCTGTCGATGACTTTACGGATGTATTCTCTTGACTCTGCTTCTGTTTTTCCGTGTATGAGATATATTTTGCGATCCGTTCCCGCTGCTTCCAAGAGAGCTGCGAGTGGTTTCCCGTGGTCTTCGACGTAATTAAAGAGGACAAGGGTATTCCCCTTGGTGCGGAGGGCGAGTTCTTTGATGAATTCGTTTCTCTTTTCATTCGTTACGATCCATTTCAATTCATCAATGTATTTCTGTTTCTTGATGAATTGTTTTTCTTCATCAGTATATTTAAGAATTATGCAATCTATGCCGAGTTTTGCAAGCAAACCCTTGTTCATCAAACCCTTTGTTTGAATGAATTGGATTGCTGGTCCAAGAATACCTTCGATGCTAAGTCTGTGTGCTTGAGCCTGATCAAGTGTTCCCGTGGTTCCAATGCGAAACCAAGCCTTTGAAAGTTTTTGACCGATGAAGTTGATTGATTCTGCTTTGGCTTGATGACACTCATCGAAGAATACAGCATCGAATTGATCGAACCAAGACTTAGGTAGTTTGTATATAGATTGCCAAGTCGAAACTACAATCTGCTTATTGAGTTCCTTTTCTGCCCCAGCCATAATTTTTTGAATATATTTCTTGCAGGACCAAGATTTATCGTTCTTTGAGTAATCAAAGAAGTCTGATTCCATTTGATTCACCAGACCAACCGTGGGAACCAATATGAGTATTTTCCGATCTGATTTTAATACGGATTGAAGAAACCGGACCAAGACGTATATGATCAAACTTTTGCCCGAACCAGTAGGCGAAATCAACACGCATCTGTGTTGATTCAAAGCATGCAGTATGGCCTGCTGTTGATGAGAATGCATTTTCACTGCTTGTTTCTTTACTGAAACCTGCAATGAATCGTAGAACTGTAAAAGTTTGTCCTCCGTGATGCATAGAGGATTCTTTGTCTCTTTTATATTTAGTTGATACTGCCGTTCTTTACAAAACTTTTCTAGATAAGTTTTTAAACCGCGTGGAAGTGTGGATGAAAGAATATCATAAAGACGAATTTTTCCATCCCATATTCTTTTTTTGAATAAAGGCATATATTGAGCACCTGGGACCATGAATGAAAAATAGTCCCTTAACTCTTGTTTTATGCCTTTGTCGGTCTTTACATAATACCGAACTTCATCAATAGAATCAACTTCAATATCCACATAATATTTAGACTATGCCGTTCATCATTTTGTTCCACTCAATAGCAGATTTGATTGCAAAGTTTCTATTATTAAGTGCTTTCAAAAATTCTTCAACCATCTTAATTTTGATCTCTGTGACAGAAATTTTTGACTTAAGTTCAATAAGTTTTGGATCTGCATCCATGAACTTATCAACATCTGTCTTTAGAATATCAAGTTCAAACGGATCTTCTTTCCAATCTGCAAGTTCTTCTTCAGAAGCCTTGCCAGTATAAATTTTCCATTTACGCAAACGCAAAATAGCAAAGTCATGCTGGTACTTTGTCAAAAGTAATTTAAGATCCGTAAGTTGATTAAGATACTTTGAGTGTATTTGAGGTATCTTAAGAGACTCTATACCTAATTCTGTAGAGTCTATTTGAGAGTCTTTAGTTATAGAGTTCTTTAGTTCTTCTAGATTCATCTTTAGTATTCTTCTTTAAAGTTCTTTTT